GGAATCGATTTCATCAATCTTGGATTGAATATTCTCGCCAATAGCTTTTGTACTACGCTTGTTCTGGTCAAAGACATTCAGGAAATCACGCGCACCAGGTGAAAGTCCATCATCGATAAGCTGACCTTGATTTAAATAATCCGGTACGGTCTGGCCATTGGCTTTCAGATCACTGAGCTTTTGCGCTGCCTGTGCCAAATCCTTGGCCAAAGTATTTTTATGCCGGCCACCCTGTTTCACCAGACTGTCCAGTTGTGCCAGTTGCGGTGCAGCACGTAACAAGGCATTCAACACAGTCTTGCTGTCATCATCCAGATTCTCAGCCATACGGCCAATCAGTGACGAATCATCATAAGCACGCTGCATAATGGCCGATTCAATACGGCGTTTTCCTTCCTGGCTTAATCGTCCGTCACCGGTAATCACTGTGCCCTGTTCTGACTTTGGCAATGACCCCACAAAACCGCGCACAAAGTCCATAGAGCCATCTAAATTGATGGAGCCATCATTGTTGATCTTGAGCAATGAAGCATCAGGCAGGCGATCTGAGTCACTCACAGCACGTTCGGTCGCAGAGTACTGCGCAACATCGGATTCATTGGCCAGTTTTGCGAATTGCGTACGGTCGGTATCAGTTAAACGCGTCCGGACTAAAACTGGATTATTGATACTAGCAATATCAATGCCGCGCTCTACTGCATATTGTTCCAGGAATGCCCGATATTCTTCAGCACGGCCAGATTCATAAGCCTTTGCAATGGCCAGTGTACGTCCATTACCAGACTCAACCACATTATCCATGCCGATAATCGGAGCACCATCAGACAGTTTTGGAGATTCGCCAAGCAACTCAGGACGCAGATCCTCAGCCATACGTTCAATCTGTTGGCGTGATGCTTCCCGGGTACGGTCACGTGGTTGTAGTTCAGATGGATAAAGCGGATTCACACCATAAGCCAGATCATTAGATGCAATCAGTTCATCCAGTGATTTGACCTCATAAGCCATGTCATAGCTGCTGCCATCC